CGCAAAAATTACTAAGTACGTCGCGGATTTCAAAAGTGGAAATTCGGGAGCGGTAGCTGTTCCTTTGGAAATCGCTTTGCTTTCGATTCCTATCATTTCGTTTGCGTAATGGCGTTGAATAGTCATTTAAAAATCAAGGAAATAAGTGTATATAATGAATCCATTAATTAGTTCAATTCCTGCTCTTAAGGAAGCTTTTGAAAAACTTCCTCAACCGTATCAGAACATAGACGACGATTTTATTGCACGCAACAAGGACGTGATCGATATGATCAAATCCCATTTTGCGGATAAAGGAGGTCTTCATGTTCTAGATGCGGGCGAAGGTAGAAAGATAATCTGTAGAGTGCCAAATAAAACTCAAGTAGATGAAACTTTAGAAAAAGCTAGGAAAGAAAAGCAAACCGATGTCGCACAACGTCTTACAGGTCAGTGTTGTTTATATCCTAGTTTCGAAGTCGTAAACGGATGGGCCCAGGATTCTCCGGGTATCTTTATCCCGATTAGTAATAAACTGATTGAGTTGACTGCCACAACCCAAGAGGTAACGGCAAAAAAGTTATAGGAGAGAAGCTTAGGCTTCTGAAGGTCGGGAATGGTGCGTTAGACGTTCTTCTGATGTACTATTTCCCTGGAAGAAAAATAGAATACCCAAAAGACGGAGACGAACGCGAAAATTACGAGGCTCAATTGGTTGCAGAATTAGAATTTGTGCAACAAATAGAGATCAACACATTGACGCGTGCGATCGTTAAAGCGTTTAACGGGGATTAGACATTACGGGAGGCGAGGTATGGCCGATACGAATACAAACGAATTGAAAATTGTTTTTACGATAGCGGATCTCGCCTCCAGTAAAATCAACGAGATCAATGGCAAATGGGATAATATGAAGCAGTTGATCGGTGAAAATAAGAAGTATTCAGAACAATTTAAACAATCCATTCAAGAAGTGGATTCTTCTTTTATGAATATGAAAAAAGGTTTTGCAATATTGGATCTGGGTTTGTCGCTCGCTAAGACTTGTAAGGAATTATATGATGCAAGAACGGAATCCTCTAAATTAGAAAAAAATCTCAAGATACTCGGTTTGTCTGCTAAAGAGGTCGGAGACGTTTCCAAATCCGCTTTTAAACTTTCAGACGAAACTGGTATTTCAGTGGAAACAATTCTTTCCAGCGTAAATAAAATTAAATCTTCATTCAAAAATTTGAATACAGCCGATTTAAATGTATTAGTCGGTACTGTTACAAATGCCGTTTTAGCAACAGATGGAAATTTTTCGGATTTAACGGAACGGCTAATTTCTAGCGGTAAACAAATCAAAAATTTTAACGGAGATGTCAAACAATTAGATTTTGGTAATATAACAGATTTTCAATTATCATCGGAAAAAATGAATATGTTTTCGTTTCAACTCGATCGAGTCTCCGAAGTTTGGAAAAATTTTAAAATTCTTTTAGGAGAAGGAATTGAAAATTCTGGTCTTGTAAAATTTGGAATTATAGAATCTGTTCTTAAAAATATCTTTAGAACACTGGCTGACGGAATAGGCAAAGTAAACGCATTTCTTGGCGAAAGTCCGAAACTCACAGAGTTCGCTGGCACTTTTTTGATGTTAGGTGGTGGGGTTTTGATTGCAGCGGGTTCTTTGATGGTTTTAAAATCGGCCGCACTTGGTTTGTTCGCCGCTTTGAAAGTCGCTGCAATGTCTAATCCGATAGGACTGGCGGTAGTAGGTATTGTTACGGCACTGGCTTTGATCATTACGTATTGGGATGATATAAAAACAACTGCAGTCGAAACATGGAATTGGATCGTAAATACTTGGAGTAATCTTTCCGGTTTTGGTAAATTATTGGTTGTTTGGTTGATGCCGATCGTAGGCATTCCGTTAATGATCTATGAAAATTGGAATAAAATTAAAGATATTTTCTTGTTGGTAGGGACTGGAATTACAAAAGGATTTTCTAATATTTATCCATATATTCAACCGATCATTAATGCTCCTTCTTGGATTGTTTCTGCGTGGAATTCTTTGACTAATTTTTTTGGAAAAATAGTAAATTCAATTTTTAGAATATTTGCCAATCTTCCTTCTGGAATTCAAGAAATTTTAGTTCTTGCTATGGTCAATCCGATCTTCGGTTTATACAGTTTGATTTGGCAAGCGCTTAGTAATGTAATCGGAAATATCCGTAATCGTATGAAAGATTCCGGTAAAAGTCTTTTTACCGCTTTTTCTGAAGGAATCCTGGATTCGGTCGCGGACTTAAAATCCACGATTTACAATGTGATGCAGGTTATCGATAGGTATTTACCTCATTCCAACGCTTTGGAAGGACCTCTTTCCAGACTTACTCATTCAGGTTCTGCGTTTGTCGATACTTTCATTTTAGGGATGAAACAAAAAAATAATACATTAGTCGGATTTTTAGGAGAAATGTCTAACGGATTTAAATCTGGATTGAATTTGATCCAACAAAGTGGAACTAAAACAGTCACTACATTTTCGGAGGGAATTTCTTCCGGTAAGTCAGTAGTTTATAATAAAGTAATGGATGTATTGGAAAAAACAAGAAGGTTGTTTCCAAATTCGGACGCTAAAGAAGGACCGTTTTCGACTTTGACCAAATCGGGTAAGGCTACCTTTGCAGAGTTTTCTGCGGGATTGGAATCGGAAATTCCTAAGATCAATCCGATTCTTCAAAGATTCAATCAGGTTTTAACGAACGATTCCAAAGGAATTATTAAACGAACATTAGAAAGTAAAGAAAGTTCCGAAAGTATATCAGGAAAATCGAATGTAGTTTCAAACACGAATATAGGATCTGTCATCGGTCAACTGGTGATCGGAAATAAAATTACGGATAAGAAAAAAATCAGCGAGATGATTACGGATGCAATTTTTCAAGAATTGGACCGTTTTGAGGAGATGGAACTAATATGATCGGAGGAATTACACCACCTGCGCTTCCCGCAGGGTATCTTCCTTTGGAGGCAATAACGGGGGATATAGATCGTTTGAAAGTGAGTTGGTCCGGTAATAGATATGAGTTTCCTTCCGGCACTAAAATCAAAGCGCATCGAGAAAAAGAAATCGTAATGACTCCTATTCCAGGAGGAAAGAACGGAACTGTTAAAGAACTTACCGGATACAAAGATTGGACGATTACGGTAGAATTCACTCTTCTTGCTTCGATTTATGGAGCTGGGAGTTTTTCGGCTCCTTCAAATCCTTTGATTAAAACTATGAGGCAAAAAATGAGAGAATTGAGGGATCTTTGGGAACAAGAAGAAACTCTTTGGTTATCCCATGCAATGTTAAGAGTATTAGGAATTACGAATGTAGTTTGTCAAAAGTTCGAACTTTTGAATGCTCCGATTCAATATGAACAAGGCATTATCATCACTTTTTTGTCCGACGACGAATACGATTTGGATCTTGCTTCTATAGAAGCTAAAAACGGTGTAGTGGAGTCTTCTTTATGAGTCAGTTTTACGTTCTTAAAAACAACGATACTCTACAAAGGCTTTCTGCTCGTTATTACGGAAAATGGGAAATTTGGAGATTGATCCTGGATAACAACCCTCAGATCGAAGATTGGAACAATCTTAGAGCAGGGGTTTTAATAGAAATTCCGGAACCCTTGGCGGAAGATCGTCTGCATACGATTGCCGATGGAGAAACGTATGAATCCATCAGTTTTCTTTATTACGGAACAGAACATTTTTCGAGTAAAATTCGTGAGAATAATTCTAATATACAACCTTATGAAAATATAGGATCGACTCTTTTTATAGAGGCCCTCGTTTCCAAAGCCGAACTGCAAAACGCAAAAAGAAGGATGAATTTGTAATGTTTGTTTTAAATCAAGAATTAGAAATATCGAATATAAAATTTCCAGCAATAACTGAAGCTGTATTAGAGTCTTCGAGAGAAATTCCTACCGACATACTTACGATTAAACTTCCTAAGTACAAGAACTTAAAAAAAGATTCGATCGTTAAGTTTTCGAAAGTTACCTGGAAAGCTGGATATTTTCAGTATGGACTTTTAAATGAGTTTAACGGTTATATATTAGAGATTAGTCCAAAAGTTCCACTTGAGTTAAAATGTGTGGACCCGTTTTTCTTTTGTCAACGTAAGATGATGACCCAGGATTATCATCAAAAACCCTTGATGGTTTTTTTGAATGATTGTATTCATCCTCAAATTAAATCAGATATTTCGATTATCGTTCGTGATTCGGATATTAAACAAACAGTAGATATTAGATGTGCAAAAAAATCGGCACGTTATGCGTTATATGAATTAAAAAAAACTCATGGTGTGGACGTTTTTTTTCACGATTGGAAATTGGTGGTTCAAAAAGCTTATAAACATACTGATTTAAGTTTTTCTTCTAAAAAAAATAAAACTCAAAATTCAAATGAATCTCAGGAGACATTTCCTATCTTTCGCTTTGGAAAAAATATTATCCAAGACGAACTTACTCCTTTAGAAAGCAAGCCGTTCAAAATTATTGTAAGAGGAGAAAATCCCAAAACCGGACAGACATATAGAGGGGCTTATGGAACAGGTGAAACTTGTTATTACGAAATCGATGGATTGGATTCTCAAGGAGCTGAAAAAAGAGCAAAAGAAATTTTTAATGAGAAATGTGGCTCTGGTTTTAAAGGAAAGTTCGTTTCTTTCGGTTTTCCTTCGATCACTCATTCTCAGATTATTGAAGTTCAAGATCCGGATGATCTTTCTAGAAGTGCTAAAGCGTTCGTAGATAAAGTGATTAAAAAATTCAATAAGGATGGTTATAGGCAAGAAATTTTTCCAGGTTTTTATTATGAACCTCCGAAGACAGGATCTTCAAAATCAAATGGAAAAAAATAAAGTAGGATCTAATGGCTGATAAAACCATCATACAAGCAATCGTTCAGGCATGGAAAATAGGTTTTCCTATTTTCTTTCCTAAGTTGGGAATTGTAGACTCTGTCGATTCCGAAAAAAAACTTCTAATCGTAAAAGTTGCGGAAGATTTTATTCATGATGTTATTTGGTCCGAACCAGTGGTTCCGATGCAGGGTTCCAAATGTCTTTTGATCGCAAGAGATAATATTGAAAAAAGATACACCGCGTTCGGTTTCGAAAAGATCGATTCAATTAAAACGAAAATTGCTGATAAAGTAGAAATTGAAGTAAATGAAAGTAAGACTTTTTTAAATTATAATAATATAATTAAATTAACTATAAACGATGAAGGTTTTCTTTTGGATCTGGGTGGAAAGCCGTTTAAGATTCGGGGAAATATAGAACAAGACGGAGATTTTAAAACTACCGGAAAGATAGAAGCAGAAAAAGAAGTAACCGCTTTTGCTCAGTCCTCTAATTCAGTAAGTTTATCTACACATTTAACCGATTACGTAGATACTCCAGTTGGTCCTTCTGTTTCTAACAAACCTAAGGCAGGCACCTAATGATCGATTTTGCAAATGATTCTGTACAATTCGGAGACTTAACATTGGATCCTTCCGATAATGATTTGTTAAGCGACAGTAATTCAGTTCGTATTGTTTTGTCCGAAATTCGTGAGATGTTTGAAATGACTGTAGCCGACGACATCGACTATCCAGAAATTTACAGCAGACAAAGAATTGCTCAAAACTCTACTGAATACGATGAGTTATCGGAACGGATTCAAGACGCGGAGAGAATTCTTAAATTTCATCCCATTATAAATCCTCAATCTATAAATATAATTCTCGACGAGGAAAGAAGACTCGTAGTCGATTTCAGATTAAAAACGGGAGAATCTGTCAAAGGGATTTTGATGAATTAAATTTAAATATTATAATTGTTTAAAAATTTTATAGAAGGGATTGGCGAAGCTGCTTTAATTTTTAACAATTATAATATATCAATAATATTTTTGTTAATTATTGTGTGATGATATACTGAAAATTTTAGGGATGGTTTAGAGTTTATGAAATCTTATTGCTTGTTTCAAAAATGATAAGTATATTAATATTTCATAAAATTAAAATATTAAATTTATGGTGGAGGTAATCAGTGAATTTAAATATAACTAAAGAACAAGTTCTTAATGAACATCTTCAAAGTGTAAAAGCTTCTGGAGTATTCAAAAATCATACGTTTAGTCCTACTTCCAAAACTTTTTCGATTTTGCGGGCTGTTTCCAATGCCATTTTTTTGTTCATAGATGATAATCTAGTTTCTATCCAGAAAGCGATCCATCCTCATACGGCGGAGGACGATGCCTTACACGAACATCTAATTCGTAGGGGGATGCAATGGAAACCTTCACTTCCCGCGATCATTAAAGTTAGAATCGGTTCTTCCGTTCCATCGATAATCAATCGTGAAATTCCACAATCTTTAATCGTTACTACTTCTGGAAAGGAAGATCAAAGAGTAAAATTTTTTCTTCAAGAATCTTTAATACTTCCTGCAGGTACGGCAGCGGACGCCCAAGGAAAATATACAGTAGAAGCACTCGCTCAATGTACGGTTGACGGCCCGATAGGAAACGTTGTTTCGCGTTCTATCAATTTGATCGAAAATCCTCCAGATGGAATTGATTACGTTTCTAACATAGAAATCAATCCAATTCAACAAGGTCAATATAGAGAGACAAGAACTTCGGTTAGAGCACGTTTAAGAAATGCAGAAGGTGTTTCTTCTAAATGGACTCCCACTTGGTATGTGGGAGAGGCGGAGACGTTTGCTTTTGTAAAAAGAGCCATTTTTAAGAGCTCTAAAAATTTAAAAATGGATGGAGAGGTAAAAATTTTAGTTCAAGGAACGGTAGCTTCTTTGACCGATTCTCAACTTACACAAATTATAAACTATTTCAATTCGGAAGAAAATGATCCAGGTGGAGTCGCTCACGTACTCGTCGAGAATATTTCTGAAACTATAATCAATAAAACTGTTACTGTAAAGTTTTCTTCTTCGGACACGATTCCAAGTCAGGTTGTTTTGGATCAGATAAAGGACGAATACTTTCTTTCGCTCGAAGAAGGCCAGGACTTTGTAGACGCACAGTTAAAAGCTTTATACCAAGCTCTTCCAAATTGTATCGATGTAGAATTTAATCCATTAGGAAATATTGATGTTCCTGCGGGTTCATTGGCAAATGCCGGCCCGGCTTTTCAAGTAATCGGTGTGGTCTATGTCTGATAAATTTACTTTCAATTTCGATTCGACCGTTTGGAAAAATCAGAGAAGTTTAATACGAAAGTTGGGAGTTGATAGTCTTTGGTATAAAGTTTTAAAATCGATTCTCTCAATTCTAAACGAAAGGGCGGTAAGACTCAGTTGGCTTTATAGGCAAATGTGGCTCGAAACAAGCGACGGTTTTGGTTTGATTTTATGGGGAACTAGATACAAGATCGAAAAACTTCCAGGAGAAACGGACGATTTATATCGGAACAGACTTTTGCTCGCTAAACTTTTTAAAATGTCAATTGCTTCTGTGTCTTCTAAAAGACAGGTCATTCAATTTTCGACAGGACTTGACCCGGAAGAGATTCGTTATTCTAAAATTTATAAGTCGGAGGAAGCTAAGAACTGTTTTACGATGGGGGGCATTTTGGATCAAAGAATGATGTCTAGAAAATACGTTTTATTTAGGTATCGATTTTTCTTTCCCAAACTTTCCGACTCTTTCAATCGATCTGCTCTTGTTCAATCCATTGAGAACGTGAATATAGGCGGAAATGTATGTGAACTTTGGGAGAATCAAGGAGAGTTTGATCCGTTCGTGATGGGAGGGAATCTTACGGGTCAATTTCATTCCCGCCGAGCCGAAAAGATTAGAGAATATTCGGTTTATTAAATATACATATAATAAAATATTTTAATATTTTTAAAACTACTTAATCACTCCTTCAAGGAGCATCAATGGAAAAGATCTATGTTTATTCTTCTGAGTCTTTGGAAGAATATCCTTATTCCAATTTATCATCCATAGAATTGGAAGTAGAACTCTTCAACCGGGATAAATCAGAAGAGAAGAAGAAAAAAATTCATCAGGGAATTGCGTTTCCTCCGGAAGGTTTTAAATTTGAATGCGGAGCATTGAAGGAACTTTCTCTTTCAGAAAAGGCGGATCGAGGTTTGACTTCCGTTCCGGAAAATATGAAAATAGAGGAGGAAACGTTGGTTCCAAAAACGGAACTCGAACTTTTACAATGTGGTTTTTTGACGATTTCGGCTTATAAAGAAAAGAAGATTCAAAAAATCAAAACTAAGTTTGACGAAGCCATGGATCAAATCCTTTCCAAATATCCAAAGACGGAGCCACTTTCTTGGCCGATTTTGGCCCCACAGGCTAAAAGATGGATTTATGCAAGTGCTGAAGAAAAAGAGAGTCTTAAGTCTGAGTTCATTTCTTTAATAAGCGAATCTAAAAGTCAAAATGATGAAGATATTACAGAACTTGCAAGTTCTGTTTTGATTAAGTCGAATGCATATGAATCTTTCAGTGGTGTATGTAAAAAACTGAAAAGAGAAATGATTTTACAAATCGAAAATAATACAAAAACGAACGTGAATGTTCTTTATAACGAGTTAGAAGCGATTGTAATAGATTTTCCGTCTTTCGAAGGAGATAATCATGGATAAATTATCAGGAATCGAATTTCCAGGCGTAGGTAAAAGAGTTTTTCCAGAAGACTGGAAAAAAGAACAAGAATCTAAAAGTCAAGAGATCATCAATCGAGATTTGGACCTTTTGGGATTTGGGATTCAGAATGGCGGGACGATTGTAATCGGTTCGGGACCAAATCGTGTGGATTTAATTGATACTTTAATTGCTTATGACGAAGAAGGAAAAAGAATTCAAGTAACACCAATTGCTGGAATTCCGGTTCCGAATAACGTTACTTGTACTCTCGTAGTTCGACATAAGTTTTTAGAAACACAATATGATAGTCCTTCTAATCTTCCGAGTGATGGTACGAATTTATGGAGAGATAATTCTTTTGAGATTTTAACAAGACAAGGTTTGCTCGTTACCGGTGACGTTCCTTTGAGATTAATTTCGTCTAACGCTTCTGGAGTTGTAACCTTAGGTACCGACTTAAGAACTTGGAGAGGAATTTTTACAAACAATATTAAAGACGGACAAATTACGGAAGAAAAACAAGCCTCTTCTGTAAAAACAGGATTGATTACAGATTTACACGCGGAGTTGATCGGAGCTATCAATCCGGATGTGAATCATCCTCTTAAACTTGTACAAGGAATTAACCAGACTTATCTATATTCTAAAAATTTTATAGACGTAACGTTCAAACAAGAACGTAAGTTTTTAGGAGAAATGTTTTGGATGGACGATTTAAAAAGTCCTTCCATTGATTTTCCTGCATTTTGTTTAGCTTCTCCGGATCAATTGATTAGTGTAAGTGGAACTGGAGGAATGCCCGATTTAGTTTCGTATTGGCTCAATAAACCACTTCGTTATGATCCTTTGGGAAATAACATAACCGATTTTGATACAATCAGCTATACGATTTCGAGTAACGTTTTAACTGTAACTTTCCCTACCACAACTGCTTGTCAAAAAATCATCGATGCATTGGGAGAAGATTATCAAGTTCAGGGTTCTTTTACGAACTGGATGACTGGAACAATTTTGCAAACAATTGGTGGAATTCCGGCTAACTCTACTTTGGCGATTACTGCCTTTTCTTCTGCGAGTAGAACGATCAGTTTTAGTTGTACTGCGACGAATTCAAGTGGATCACTTTCAGGAGTGAAGATCCGTTTTTATAAACATAGATTGCCGGACATTACTCCTGGAACTACGATTACCAATCAGGTCCGTCATTTTACGGTTCAAGGAAGGGGATTTGTTTCTGTGATGGACTCTGATAGTGATTGGATTGGTGGTTTGAGAAGAAGGGATCGGCTCCACGATCATGCTCACGATTTGCCCCAAACCGTTCCGAATAATACCACGACGAGCAGCACACCAGGCGGTGGACCGTACTGGATAGGAACAACTAGGATTTATACTACTGGTGGCGCCGTCGCCAATAACAACGGGTCCCCTCGTACCGGAAAGACCACAGACGCCAGAGGTATATCAGGATTTCCTTATATATTTGTAAGGAGAGTTTTATAAGAAACTTTTTATGTTTTCTAACTAGTATTAAATACTACTTAAATTTGTATGATAGAGTGTCTTAAATTTTATGTTTTACTGATCTCTATA